TTCAGAACCATAAAGGCTAATTTAGCCACGATATTAAATGCAGCAGCAGCGGCAAATAATTATCGGGTTGTGAGTCATCAACTGCAAACGTCAAGCGCAAAAGAGGTATTAGGCGTAAAACGTCGCGTTCAAGTTTATTGGTCCGGTTCAGATTTTTCTACTAACAAATCACCAATTACAGGGCCGGTACAATCGGAAGCACGTTACACTATTGACTTGACCCTTTCAGCCGCCGCAACCGGTGATTTAACCGCCATGACAGACGAAAACGCAACAGCCGGAGAAAGAGCAGCAGCAATCGGAGCCTTTCAAGATTCATCAGCACTTGCAGACGAACAAATGGATGACTTCTTTGAGGTTATCTACCAAACATTAATGGACGGCGTAAACGTAGACATAGGCACAAGCGCACCTTATTTTGTGTCGAGTCGATGGATACCGAGCGTCAACAAAGAAAAACCATTACCAGTAGGCGAGTATATCTACCTGACAGCAAGCGCAGAATTTACTTGTCAGATCGAAGAGCAAATAACAGGCGACACAAGCGGCATACCAGCCGTATCACCAGTATTTGACATAACAAACGACATTGACGGGGACGATACCGAGAAAACAGGGTCACTCGTCGGATAGGAGGCAAACAGATGCCATTAAGTAGCAACACAATCGCGGCAGGCGTAGGGTCAGCCGTTAAGAATGTCCAACACAAAACCTCTGCCGACGTGCTAGACCGTAAGCAGTTGATTTTTGCGACATACGACCCAGCAAAAACGGCAGTAGTAGCCAACGAACCAGTATTGGTCCTGAACGAAGCAGACGCAGGAGACAAATTTGGTTTCGGATTCATGGCACATCGACTTGTACTGAAAAACGCACTTGGAGCCGCAGGTATTGAAACATGGGTAATGCCACAAGCCGAAGCAGGCGGAGCAGCAGCCGCAGCCGGAGAGATTGATTTTACAGGTTCAACAGGAGTACTAGCAGGTACATTAGTTGTATATGTAGCCGGTGACCCAATTGCCGTAGCAATCACAACCGCAATGACCGTAGAAGAAATCGCAGACGCAGTAGTAGCCGCCGTAAATGCACGACCAGAAACACCGGTAATAGCAGCCAAAACAGCGGTAACGTTTGAAGTCACATTCACCGCAAAATCTAAAGGCACATACGGAAACGACATTGACCTATCACTCAGTATTGGAGCCAGTGACGCTACACCAACAGGGGTAACAGCCGCAATCACAGCAATGACAGGCGGTTCAGGTATTCCGGTAATGGCAGACAGCCTAGCCGCACTTGGAACCGGAGACAATGCTAACGAGGCACACTTTACCGACTGCGTGCACGGATACGGAACCGACGCAACAACACTCGACGCAATTTTAACGTATGTAGGAGCAGGAAACGACTTCACCGGACTGTATAGCAAAACCGTAGCAAGGCCGTTCAGGTTTTTGACTGGTGACACGGTAGCAGGTAGCGCAGGACTAGCCGCCCTTATCGTTATCAGTGACACACGGCTCACAGATCGTTCACAAGGGATTATCTCAGTGCCAGGGTCACAGTCACACCCCTCAGAAATCGCAGCGCAAGCAATCGGATATGCCGCTCGAATCAATGATAATTTGGGTCAAGGCGATTATGTAAACGGTCAATTGATTGGAGTACAGCCAGGAGCCAAGGCAGATAGATGGACAGCCGATTATGACAACCGCGACACCGCCGTAAAGTCTGGAATTAGTACCACGATTGTACGAGGTGGCGTAGTATTCATTCAGGACATTATCACATTCTACAGGCCAGCAAACGTACCAGTGGCAAACAATGGATATAGAGACTTTGCAGATATTAGCCGCACACAAAATATCCTGAATAGCCAATACGTGTTTTTCTCACAGGAACAGCACCAGAATTTGATTATTGTTGCTGATATTGCTAAAGTGACTAATCCAACAGTTAGGAAAAAGGCAAGGGACGTAAACACACAAACCGACTTTGTTGTGCAGCTTGTCAGATCATGGGAAGCAATCGGATGGATAGCAAGCGGAGACTTTACCGTTAATCTTCTCAAGCAGGGTGGATATGTCACAGTGAGGACAGGCGGTGATGGATTCACAATCAACATTCCAGTTATCTACAGCGGTGACGGGAAAATCACAGATGTAACAACACAATTTGATACATCATTCGCAGCGTTACAATAGGAGGCCGTAGAAAATGTCAGTATCAGGAAGCATAAGAGGATTCAGTTTTGACGGTATTCCGTACAATGTAGCCGCAGACGCGAACGCCGCGTTGAATCCAAGGGTAGAGATTGAGCCGGTGCCACACTCAAGCGGCAATATGTTCAAGCGAACAACCGTACCGGCCAATATGGAAGCAATCAAGCTACTGTTAGATCAAGCCGAATACGATATTATTAAGGCTGCATCAGAAGACCTTGACGACAAAGCAATAAGCCTTACACGCGCAGACGGTTCAAGCAATAAAACACAAGGAACAGTGATGCTAGGAGCATATCAGACCGAGGATAACAGTTGTGAAGTCGTAGCAATGTCCTCAACAGGTGTATGGGATAATTTTTCAGCGTAACCAATAACAGCAGAAAGGAGTAGACAAGATGAAAGACAGCGTACTTTTAAAACATCGTCCAAATGGTGACGGAAAAGGCTCCAGCCTTTAACCAATAACTAGTATACAGTAGACGCGGCTACTTTAGTGTAGGCCACACACCGCGACAAATTAAAGGCCGGAAAGGTACAATTAGAAATGAGTGAAAACAAGATTTCGAGAGAGAGTGCAGAGTTACAGATTCAAGAAATGTTTGATTATTTCCTCCTTGATAAAGAGGACATAGCAAACGAAGAGGGTGAGGAAGTACTTAACACTGTAATGAATATGCTCACACGCGGTATTCAAAAAGGGCTGCTAGAAATCACCACCGAAGACGGACTGAAAGTAACACAGCATTTGAAACAAGAAATCGACGGAATCAGCAAAATTGAATACATTGACAAAGTAGCAAAAGCCAAGATTGCAATGGGAACCAGTAAAAGTAAAAACGCACAATTGAGAATGAATGAATTTATGTCAACACTCGGAGACGTACCGGTTCAAGTCCTAGCAAAAATGCAGGGCGCAGACTTGACAATATTTGGACGAGTAGCATTGGTTTTTTCAATGGTGTAGCTCCGAAGGTTGATAATTTAATCGGAGAATGTTTTTACAGAAGAGTTGCACCTATCGAAATAAAAGAAATGACAGTACCAGAACTCAACTATTGGGCCGAATGGTCAAAAGCCTATACTAAGGCAGAGACAGACGCGATAACCAACACCACAGGGTAGGAAATGGCAAGAAATTACAAAGTAGGCGCAGAATTTAAAGTCAAAGACGGAATGACAAGGCGGTTTTCTCTTATGGAGAGAGCCGCCGCCCGTTTTGGACGTACCTCAGAGCGTAGCTTTAAACGTGCCAGCCGTGGGGCTTCAAAATTCCAATCAGTAACAGCCGGATTTTTAAAGGCTCAAGTTATTGGTAAGGGCATGGGACTACTGAGTAGGGGCATAAGTTCAGTAACGACAAGTTTTATAGAGTTTGATAAGGCCGCGTTAGGTGCGACAGTACGTTTCAAGGATATAGGGCCGGACGCAGCAAACTTTAATGACCAACTAAAATTAATTCAAAAATCAGCAAGGGACGCAGGAGCCGCGACAGAATACACCGCAGCTCAATCAGCAGAAGCCCTTGATTTTCTAGCACGTGCCGGTTTCAATTCAGTAGAGGCAATGGGTTCACTAAATTCAATGATAAATCTAGCTACATCATCGGGTGAAGATTTCGCACAAGTAGCAGATATGTCAAGTGACTTGCTCGGGGCCTTCGGTATGAACTCAGATAAAGCATCAGAAAAAATAGCCAACCTGAACAGATTAAATGATGTATTAGTTAAATCAGCAAACAGCGCAAACGTAACAATAGAAGATATGTTCGAGACAATGAAAACCGCAGGGCCGGTAGGTAGAATAGTCGGTGCAAGCCTCGAAGAAGTAGCAGCAGCCACGGCAATACTAGGAAACGCAGGTATCAAAGGAACAGAGGCAGGAACAGCACTTAAAAACGCAATGTTGAATATAAGCGCACCAACTCCACAAATGTTGGAAATGATGAACGCCATTGGAGTTAGTACCGACGACGGAACCGGAAACATGAAAAAGTTTTCTGTAATAATTGCCGAAGTTGGAAACGCGATAAAAGATATGGGCAATATAAAACAGGCAAAAGTTTTAGATACAATATTTGGGAAACGAGCAATAGCAGGAAGTAAAAACTTAATAGACTCAATTACGCAATTAGATAAATTTGAAGAGACATTGAAGAATGCAGCCGGAACAAGTCAGAAAACAGCAGATATAATGCGAACAAGTATAGACGCTAAATTAAAGGCACTCGGTTCAGCCGCAACAGAGGCCGGATTTAAGATATTAAACGCATTCCAGAAAGATGGAAAAGGTGGAATTGACGCGCTCACCGAATCCATAAGAAGCGCGGATATGGGGCCGTTTATCGAATCATTGAAGGGACTATGGACAGTAACAAGGTCAATCGGCAGCGCGTTCTTTTGGGTAGGTGACAAAATAGGATACGCAGCGGCAAAAATGGCTCAGTTTTTAGAGAATCCGATGGTAGAAAAAGTTTTAAATTTTACGACTACCGGAGCCAATCAGATAATGGGCGGTTTTGGATTAGGTGATCTTGTCAGTGGTGCTTTAGGTTTGGGGCCAGAGAAAGTCACCGAAGTAATCGCACCAACAAACCCTTTCCAGTCAGAACCAAAAGGTCAACAATCGACCACAGGCGGGTTTCCTAACACATTCGCACCAACACCAGAGCCACAAAGACAAGCACCAAACGCAGCAGTCGAACAAGCAAGGGCACAACAATCACAATTTAAGGGTACTCTCAATATTAACGGGGCACCACAAGGGTCAACAGTATCGACAGAGCGACCAGCAGCCGGATTCAACTTAGCACTTCAAGGGGCTAATTAAATGAGTTACCAAACCAGACTACAACCTAACATAACATTAACAAGTCCATCAGGTGCAGAATTTACCGCCAAGTATATCGGGAATACTCGCACGGTAGAAAAAGAACTAGGAATTTTCAAAACCCCAGGAGTTGCCGGTTTAATCGTTCAGGATTTAGACGTTAGCGCAGGACTTCAATCAATAACTATCTATTTCGATGGTCCAGATAACGACAAGACGTCAACAGAGTTCACCGAAGCCATAGCAGAACGTGGACCTTGGGTAGTTGTCCATCCTGTAAAGGGTGTGAAGCTCTTGCAACCATCGACAATATCAGAAGAGATCCAGCCAGTTGAAAGCGGTAACGTAACAGCAATCACAGTAGAATGGATAGAAGTCACAGACGCGAAGTCAGTAGCAACCGCGTCACAATTGCAAGCACAAACATTAGCACAGAACACCCTACTTGAAGGGGTAGCAGTTGATCAGTTAGACAGCACAGTTTTGTTAGACACAGCCGATAAGGTAGGAAAGTTCAAAACAGCAGTAAAAGACACCGTAGCGGCGTATGATAAGAATATGTCTAAAATTACCGATACGGTAGCATCGGTACAATCACAGGTTAACAGTATAAAACGTGGAATAGATGCAGGACTCGACACGGTTTCGGATGTAATAGGATTAGGGACTCAAGTATGGGCCTTGATTCAATCACCAGCTTTAATACTTGGCAACTTAGAAGGTAAAATAGACGCTTACGTTAACTTTATCAATGACATACTCGGCAATAGCCCGACGAGCGCAAACGATGGAGACATAAACACATCAGCAGTAAATGATATATCACTTACTGCCGCATTAGGAGCAATCGGGATATCATCGGTAGTAGCAGAGATAGAGAGCAGGTCTGCATCAATAGAGACAATAGAGAGCAACCTGAACCTGTTTAATGACATAACAAGCGGACTCGACGCGACACAAACCTTGTACGAAGACAAGTTGCTCAGTAGATCGTACTTCTCACAGTCACAATCATACGGAGACGCTGCACAAATGACAGCCTTAACCGTGGCATATCTGATAAAATCAACCTTCGATTTATCGGTAGAAAAACGGGTGATAATCACAAGGCCAGAATGCCCAGTATATACAGCCATGCGAGAGTATCAGGATTTGGATAAGATAGATTTATTCTATGAGAGTAATGAGTTGACCGGCAGCGAAACGTTACTGCTACCGGTCGGGAAAGAGGTTGTTGTTTATTTGTGAAGTTAATTAGATAGAATAACCTTGCCTAATAGTATTTCAAACGATGGCATATCCCAACTATCTTTAGTTACACCGATACTGTAAGGTTGGTTAGGGAAATGGACAACAACTCCATTCCCGTGCGAAGTAAATAAAACAACGCACCCTGATTTTGCAATTTTCAAACATGGGTATTCAATAAGTTTTTCTTTTTTATCTCTACCTTCAAGTACACTTTTCATTTTATCTCCCTTTCCGCGTGTAGGATGCGCGGCCCCCGTGTGATTATGATATAAAACAGAAATCTCCACTGGATAATGACTCAGCAATAGAGCTAACGCTATGACCACTATCGACACAAGGCAGCTGAAGTAGTAACCTTAGTCCATCAATTGCACGCTCTGAAAAAGTCCAGCATGGTAAGCAAAAATGGTTGCTCTTGACTTCACAGTTCACGTCAATCTCTGTTTGTAATCCGATAACTATTTTTTTATATCTAACTGGGAACTTAATCATTTTGTTTCTCCTTAGTGTGTCGTTCATCTTGAATACAGTTATATCCTACCCCGCCCCGCACGTCAAGCACTTATTTTACTTTTTCCGAAAAAAAAACTATACTGTCTACACATGAAACCAACAGCCGGAAAATATTATACAATTCAGGATGAAAACAGCCTTTCCCAAATATCAATCAGGGCATATGGTGACTTTCAATACTGGCCTCGTATATGGGATGCTAATCAGACTATACTACGTTCTGGCAATCCTGATTTAATATTCCCAGGGGAAGTGATTTTGATCCCTATCATTCCCGAACTATTGATACCAAAAACGGCTCAGGCTAATAGAGATAAGAACAAGGTATACATTGATATAGGTGGCTTTACTTTTAACCCTGTAACGGCTAGTATTTCACGCACACTTGATACTGTAGCTAATGCAGCAACCGTTACAATACCATACGAGCAAGGCGAAAATACAGAACTTGATAATCTAGTAAAACCGAAATCATTTACACCAGTTACAGTGTCTATCGGGGGAGAGCCAATTGTAACGGGTGTCCTATATGGGCGGCAATCTACTACCGAGACGGGTAGATCACTCACTATGACTATATACACTGCCACAGTCGATCTAGTAGATTCCGCCCTTAAACCTCCCTACGAGTACAATAATATCACCTTCAAAGAGTTACTGATTAAAATCGTAAAGCCAATGGGATACAATATCACATTCGATGCAGACACGGGCGGCGCATTCGACAGGGTAACAGCAACCAAAGGTCAAAAGATATTCGATTTTTTACGGAACCTAGCACGGCAGCGCGGAGTTTTATTGTCATGCAACACCGGCACTGATTTAGTAGTGACTCAGGCCAAAACAATAGGCGCACCAGTAGCGACATTAGAAGAGGGAGTTACGGAAGGTGTTACAGGTTGGCAATTAAACCACGATGACCGGCAATCATTCTCAGTTTATCGCGCCACAGGCCAAAGCCCGTTCGGAAATGAAGAGGCAACAGCACAAGATAAAAACGTACCACGGACACGATTTACAGATATTACAGCCGATGAAGCAACAGCCGGAAACCTCCAAACCGCTGCAACGTGGGCAAGAAATAAAACGATAGCCGATACCCTAACATTTCCGTTGACCGTAGCAGATTGGTATAATCCAGAAACCGGCAAATTGTGGGCAGAAAATGAGCTTGTAGTGATAAAAAGCAAGTCGATGTTCATACCCTATGGTTTTACTTTTTTGATAAATCGTGTAGAATACTCACATGGCAGTACAGGGCGAACAACGATACTTAATTTCGTACCTCCAACAACATATACGCAAGGTGAGGTCGTAGAGCCGTGGTGATAACAGGCACAGTAAAAAACACAGAGATATTAACGAACAGAAACGGTGAAAACACAGTCAGAATGCTACAGGTTCAATTTTCTAATGAGTCTGACATTCAATCTGTTCAATACGTGCCTTTGTCCGGTGATGACAACCCGCCAATGATTGACGACAAGGTGATAGTTTTATCTCTCGGTGCTGCATTCAAGGTGGCAATAGCAGTAGAC